TAGAACAGGTGTACTTTGTGTAATACTAGCCCATGTTAGTGATATGTAATAGACACCACAAGTTAAGAAGTTTACTGTTGGTGTAGCCACTATAACACCATTACAATCTAAAATATCGACTGTTGGTAAAGAATCTAAACAAATAGGTTGACCATTATAGTCATATACATACAAGAATAAATTATTGGTTTTACCTAAAGTAAAGTTTGAACGATTATCCACAACGTAGTCATCATATAAGGTTTCTACAAAAGGTTCGAAAAAAGTCTGAGTATACTTAGTAAAAAACCCAACCGAATAAGCCTCAGTTAATCCACTAAGATTTTCAAAAGCTGGAACAAAAGCTATACCATATGTAATACCAGTGGTACTACTAGTTGTACCAGTAATTAGATGATTTATTTCATGGGTAAGTGTCGCTGATGTAAAAAATATATTTTCATTACCATTATCAAAATGTTGAGTAGCTAATACTTGATATGAGAATGGATTAAGATTATTATAAGTTCCATCTACTAACCACGTATTAATAGTTGTAGAAGAAAACCAATTACTAGGTCTTATAGAGTATGTGGTATCAAATTCCGGTTCGAACATACCAGGAGGTACTAAGTAGTCATACCCTACACCTTCATCCCAAGTATTTCCAGTAACTTTAAATAACATTAAATCAAAAGAAGTAGCCCTTCTAGTGTCATTAACTAAGATTCTATCATTTATTAAAGTATCATCAAAGTTAGAAGTATTAGTCATTCTCACACCATGATACTTTACAGTACCTAAATCTAAACAACAACTATTATATTTTTCTTTTAGGTCATCTAAATTAACATCAAATATAAATCTACTATATCCTTCTACCATTGAGGTAGTAAATCCAGTGTTACCTTGACATGTATCACCAGATAATCCCGTAAATTTACATTTACCTTGAGCATTTTGTCCAAAAAATAATTGAGTAACTGGGTTTTTTGCTGTATTAACCTTACTATTAGCTACTATAGTATTATTTTTACTAAAATATGACCTGTGTATAGACATTCCTTTTCTTTATATAATAAATATCAATTAATTCTTATATTACTATTTAATACATTTTTCTTTGCATCATTCATTAATTTTGCGATATCTTCTTTTCGTGTACCATCATGCCCTTGTGGTACTGGAGCTAATCCAGGAAAGGCATGACAATGGTTATTCATAAAACTAACCATTTTTTCTAACAACTCTAATAATTTTTCTCCTCTAACCATAGAGTTAGTTTTATCCATAAGTCCAGAAACCATTTCTTTTTGACTCATACCGTAATTACTAGATAAAGCGATAGGACCATTTAATTCACTAGAATTATAAGAAAGTAAATATATTTTTTCTCCACCAACCCCAACTAAACCTTGTTGACCTGGACTTAAAGTTTCGATAGACTCCACACTAGTTTCATCAACCACAGGAACTTTTCTTTTACCAGAATTTTCTGTAAAAGCCAAACCATGACCTTTAGTTAATACACCTTCTAGCTCTATTTTTTCTTTTATTATGTTGGAGTTGGTTTTATTTAACGACCAACTAGTACTTGCACCTACAGAAGGTTCAGCTTCATCCATCATTCTTTGAGTCATCAGTGTTGGTCTAAAATACATTGGATGTGACATCTGTAAAAATGACCCCACATTATCCTTATTATTTAAATCAACTTCAGGATTATATGTTTTAGTGCAGTATTCGATAGGTTTGA